CGAGTATGTTATTGCGGCCCTCACGGAGCACTGTGGCTTTGATTTTGAGGGTTGGATGGAATGGATGGAGGCCGTCAAGGATATTGACGACCTCCTCAAATCCCCATGCTTTGGTGAAATCATCCCTTCAATTACTGAAGAGGTGATCATCAATGAAGAGTTGCATGGGGTCGCTCCTGGTAAGCGTTCAGAGGATAAGAAATCCTCTGACTCTAAGCGCAAGACGTCCATTAAGCGCGGAGAGCGCGGACACCAGAAGCGAGACGCTAAGCGTCGTAACTAGTCCTATCATGTTGGCCATTACGGGCGCATGGCCAACTAATGACTTTAAGTATGTCTAAGGTTAATAACCGCTCTAAGAACACGAATCAGACAGTCCAGGACAATGCCCGACGGCTCAAGTTGCTCGAACGGGATCTCCAGAAAGCGCGAACGGAATCAAACCGCGGTGCTTCGGAGACCCGACCGAACGCTCGAGCCTTCCCAAAAGCGCAGAGGGATCTCCAAGTTTCCTCAGCAGCCAATCAGGTCTTGCAACTTGTTGCGGCTCGTGCACACCCCTTCGAGCATGGCGAAGGTGTCCGTTATCCGGACATTGACTCTCGCGCGACATCCACCTTCACCGTGAGGCAGCGTTATTCATATGACGTTCCCGCAAGTGGTGATTTTGGTTTCGTCGTCCGTGATCATCCCTACGCCATGTTTTCAGCGACTGATTACGTCGTTGCGAATGGGAATTTGCACAGCTTTTGGGATGGGTCGTTGGGAGTCCCAGCGACTGCACTCTGGCCCCCCCAAGGTGTTAGTACTATGTCATGGCAGGCTGCATGGGCCAGCCATGCTATGCAGTGCTTTGATGGATGTGCATCCGCATCCTCAATTCTTTCTGCATACTCGGCAATCCGCGTGGTTTCAATGGGCCTTCGTATCATTTACGAGGGTGCCGTGTTAGATACCAAGGGATCGTTGAGCATAGCTAACTTGCCGTCCACCCAAGCGCTTCCTGTTTTCACTATCAAGAGTGATGGGACTTCATACCCAGCAGGAACCAACACGTTTGATTCACTCGGAAATCCTGGGACGTTGAGAATTTCGCCGACTGCACTCGCGACTGGACAAGAGTCCCGTGTTTGCGGACCAGCCGATCTTCTCAAGGGAATCGAGATCATTCCGGAATACTATGGAGGTGATGAGGATGAGTGGCTTCCAACGAGGCCAACCAACTTCGCCCTTGGTGTTTCCGGATCTGAATATCGCGTCCTTGGAACCTACGGTGCCCCCCCGACTTGTGCACAAGCAGCGCAGACGCAGGCGCTTATGATCGCCACATCGGGAGCACCTAATGGTTCCTGGGTTCCCTTACAGTCACAGTTCATCTTTCCGTTCGGCAAGACTACAATTGTGGGGGCGGGTGAGGGTTTTGACCCTTCTGCCACTTTGACCTTCGATGTTATCGTACATTATGAGGGTGTTCCCATGCGTTCATCATTCGTTCCGGGTGGTGCGCTTGAGAACAAGTTGGCATCGCAGGCTGTAGCAGCCGCTGCCAACCATATTGTGCATCATATCGAACACGTGTCCACTATCCCAGAGAAAGCAGCAAAGAAAAGCAGCGTTCTGGGAAAGGTTATGCAACTTGCACCGAAGATTCTTGGTGCTATCAATGGAG